TAGCGTCCATTTCAAAAACGTGGGTTTGGTCGTCTTGATTAATTTGTGTCGGAGGTATTTACCTCGTTCACCGAAAACTTTTTTGCGAGTTCTCAGAAGTTCCTGAGTTGGAACATTCCAAGAATATTCTTTGGAACTTTCCAAGAATATTCTGGACACACCGCAACCACTCATTTCTGCGTCCCTTCAAGATACGAATATTCCTGAGTTGGACTGAACGAGGTAAATACCTCCGACACAAATTAATCAAGACGACCAAATCTACGTTTGACCAGAAAATGAGCATTCCAGTCGGCAGACCTTTTGGAAAAAAGTATTCAGAGGAAGAGACATTAATGCGGAACAGAATTAGGAACAGAATAAAATACAGAATGAAGCACGGAATACCCCTTGACGAGAAAGATTTAAGTGATATTGAAAAGTGCGACAACCTTTTTATCGCTGGTGTTACTCCTGCTCCCCCTAAACCTCCCACGAAAAAAGAAAAACAAAAAATGAAAGAAGCAGTTAAAGACAAACAGAGGAACGGAATACCCCTTGACGAGAAAGAAAAATTGTTTGAAGACCGCCGATTTACCCGACCACTCACTGTTGAAGAAACACAAAAAAGGAGAGAAGTCGTTAGAGACAAACAGAGGAACGGAATACCCCTTGACGAGAAAGAAAGATTGTTTGAAGACCGCCGATTTACCCCTACTCCTCCTAAACCTCCCACTGTTGAAGAAACACAAAAAATGAGAGAAGCAGTTAGAAACAAACAGAAGAACGGAATACCCCTTGACGAGAAAGAAAGATTGTTTGAAGACCGCCGAATTACCCAACCACTCACTGATGAAGAACAATACCAACGCAGGAAGATTTGGCGTTTGAACTATAAAAATAAGTTACGAGCAGAGCAAGGATTGCCCTTACTTACCTTAGACGATGTCTGGAAAAACGGTCGCGGTCGCCCCCGCCCCCAGAAGAAAACAGAAGAGCGGACTTTACCAGTAATAGAACCAGTAAAGTATATAATGAATGTGGAGGTTAAAAAAACAAAAACAAAAAAACCTGTTCAGTTGGTGATTGTTGAGGAGGTAGAAATAATTGACCTGACTAATATATAGGCACATCTTTGTTTTTGAGAACCCATTGTAATGTTTGTTTGTTAATAATAATAAAAAGATTTTCTTCTGCTTTTACCAAGTGTTTTTCTATTTGCTTGTTTGTTTTTGCTCTATAAGCGTTTTTGAGATGTTTAAGTGCGGGTATATCAAACGCATTAAGGTCACTCAAAATAATTTGAATGTTTTTTTTGATGTCGTGGATTTTTGGTTTGCGAAATCCGTTTTTATTTTCAATCACTAATCCAATTGTGGCAATGTGTCCTTTAATTTTATATAATAATCCAACAGGCGAATTAAAAAAACGCAATAATTTCTCCAAGACAAATCTGTTTTTTTCTTCCCCTTCCATCAAGTAATAAGAAAATGCCCTTTTTAATCCTTTGAATAGATTTTGATACGAATAAAAATATTCATCGTAAGATTTTTTTAAACTATTTAATAAGTGGTCTCTGGATACATCGTGTGGGTCAAAGTTGCTTTCATTGCCGATTTTGATATAATAATTATCACTGAACTCGGTAAATACCCCATCTATTATTTGAATAACGTCCATTTTGAAAGTGGTTTTACGTAAGATACATTCTTGAAAGGGTATTTGCCTCCCATTTTTGCTACTGATTTTGTATCCTTTTTTTATATCGTCTTTGTTCCATCGTAGAGGTTCTCCGTTGTCATCTAATCCGCATTTGAGGTCAGTAATAAAAGTGTTGGGGTCTTTTTCGGCACGTTGAAACTTTTCTTTGAATAATTGGTAAATAACATCTAAAGCATTTTTGCTGTCCAAGTCTTTTTTATATAGTTCATTCAAGTCGTAATCGGCAACGTAGCGAATGTTTCGTAAATTAGCAGAACCTACAACTCGGTATTTGCGACTGATAGTTAAAAGGTTAAATACATCTCTGATTTTCTTACTAAAATCCTCTATTTGTTTGGTTTCAAATAAATCAAGCATTTATTATAATAATATATAAAAAATTACAATAAAAGTGGTTAAAAAGTTCTCTATTAATTGCTTTTGAGAGATTGGGACAAAGGGACAAAAGGACATCCTTATCCAAAAGTTTCTATACGAACCATCAGATACAACCGAACCTGTTAACTCCTATAGAAAGTTTCAGATAAGGGTGTCCAATCGTCCCTTTGTCCCAATTTTGTCCCAATCTCTATTAATTGCTTATTAGAGAAGATATTTAGTAGGACAGTCTCTGTAAGACATTTGGATAGAAGGTATATCTTTGGTGTCATTAATGAGTTCGCCGTAGAAATTGCGTCCGCTACCGACTAACCTCACAGGAAAGCGACCTGCTCCCTCTGGGGAAGAAGGTGGTTGAGCAATTGCTGGTTCAGGTATTTGAACAACTCGGTTGTTAATAATAACAGTTAAATCCAATACTAATTTTTCTCGTTCTTTGTTCCAAGAACTCAAAATACTATCCTCGTATTCACCATTATCAGCACGTAGAGCATTTTCAAAAACATCCATTCCAATTTTGCTGAGGAAAGGTCGTCTAATTTTGTCCCAACTTTTGCTAATGCTTTCTCTTAAAGCAACCAAAGTTCTATACATTTCATTACTGAGAAACTTAATGGCAGGTCTGATACGAGAATTAATAAGAATATCAATAGAGCGAGTGATTTTGACGAGCGACAAAATAAGAGTGACGAAGTTGTCTTGGGTGATGAGACCTTGTTCTTCTAACATTTTACTTGCTTTCTTTCTGGAAGCAGAATAAACCTTTTCAAGCCTTTTTAATCTTCTGCTTCCTCTGCCTCTACCTAAAATATCATCTGCTAGTCCAATGGTTTCATCGTATTCCTCAAGGTCATCAGTAAGTGATGCTCTGAGCATTTCATTATCTCTTTGTCGGTTTATTTGAGTTAAATAATCAACGGCTGATTGTCGTCCAGCAGGTAGTTCAAACTTAGCGAAGAAATCAGGTTCATCACCACTTTGAGAAGGATAAGCAGAACTATTTCGGTCATCATCTCTGTAAAAAGGGGTAAAGCGATTAGAAGGTTTGTCTTGATTAAATCTGTCAGAAAAGGTTTCATCATCTGCTTCTTCACCTTCTACTCTGGATTTTCTAGATTTCTTTTTTTTGCTGGAAAATCCCTCTTCAACAATTTTTTCGGTTTTTCTGGAGACAATACCTAAATACTTGGTAATTCGTAAAACCAAATCATTATAAGCACCAGCAAGTCCTTCAAGTTGTAAAAAGGTCTGTTCTAATTGTTTTTTTGATTGTAGAGCAGAAAGCACTGCTTGGTCAGGGTCTTCAATAGGATTTTTCATTCGTTCCAACTGAATAGTCCTAATCTTTTTAGAGGCGTTAAAGACGCTATCTGGGTTAAAATCAAGTTGGTTCTTAAATGGCAAAAGTGGCATTATATATATTAAAGTAATATTATTATTTTAATATATTTACATTATTAACGTTTTCTCTAAATCAATTAATAGAGATTGTGTTCTTTTACGTATTTGGACGCAGCGGCAAGGGAGAGACCTTTCTTTTTCATTACTTCCGATACGATTTTTCCTCTGGCAGAAGAGCGTTTTGCTTTTGGAGCAGAGGCATCAACAGATTTTTTGCGTCCAGAACCTCTTGAACCAATAGGCATTTCAGCGTTGTAGGAGGCAAGGGAAGGTGGATAGACGGATGAGTGATATTCGGCAAGGTCATTACGTAGTAACGCTCCTCCTTTCACATCTACTTCGGGCATTCCCTTAGGTAATTTGGGAGCACGTGGTTTGCGAGTGCCTTTTTTCATTGGGTCAATGGGTAAAATGTGAGGGTGTCCTGCTCCAGAAGAACTTTTTGCTGCGGATTTAACGCCTTGTTTGATACCTTCTTTGGCAAGAAGCATTCCGAGTTCTTTGGCAACAGGGAGAGACGCTTTTCCAAACTTCTTTAATCCTTTCAAGACTGATTTGTTTCCGCCGTCCATTTCCATTTCCTCATCACTGGAACTATCGCTTCGGTGTCTGCCTTCGCCTCTCATCGCAGAGGCATTGGGTCCATTTCGGTCAAATGCTTTGCCAAAATCCTTGTAAAAATATTCAGCACCGAGAGTTTTGGGTTGTTCACTATCCATTCGTCCAACTGCTAAAGTAGCAGGGTAATCGCTTTCAGTAGAACCTGCCAAAACAAAGTTTCTCATTCTCGTTCCTCCGAGCATTTGAGGTTGAGGAAGAACGTTAATTTGTTTTTCGTATCCGTCAAGTATTCTAGCAGAGATAAGTCGGTTGTAATCGGAAATAGGTAATTCCATTATATATAATCTACAGATAAAAAGATTTACAATATATTCTAAATCTATTTATCTTGTTTGGGGTAAATACCCCCTGTTTTCTCAATATTCATTAATAGAGAACTTAGGCAAGATGTTTGGCAAGTTTGGAAACGGACTTTTTGCCTCCGCTAATTCCAGCACCGCACATTGCTCCAGCCGACATTCCTGCCGCCGACATTCCTGCCGCCGACATTCCTGCTGCCGCCATCGGTCCCTTAACCATTTTACCTAAAGAACCCATTCCTCTATTCTGGAGTTTGCCTCCTACAAGACGGCGATATTCCGTTGAAGCAAGATGAGGCACGGGGTTCTGCTCCTTAGTGCGAAGCACCTGCTCCTTAGTCAAAATACCAGTAAAGATTTGGGACGTTCCTTGCTGAGTAGCAAAGACACCGCTATTAATAGTGACAATACAAATCTCAGGAACAATAGAAAAGTCAAACTGATTTTCAACTGTAAGATTGAACTGGAGTTGGTATTGACCGAGTGAAGAACTTGACAAATAAGAGGGAAGTGAGAAATCGTAAACAGGGTTAAGTGCCAAAAGAGAACCAGTTGTTGGCACACGAGAAACACCTCCAGTTGCGTTGTTATTCACATCCGCACGACCTCTGAACTCGTAAAAACTCTGGGATGAACCATTTCTATAAGAAAGGTTGTATAAATCTTGCTGAGTAGCAGAAGCAAGAAGACCTGAAGCGTTATTGAAATTGATACTAATGTTTCTAATTGCCAAGAAAGAACTGGAGTAGTTCTGATTTTGTTGGGACATTGGCACACGAGCACAAATCAAAATCAAATCAGGAACCTGATTTAATTGAATGGACTGGGAGGTAAGAACCTGAGTTCCACCAACGGAAACACTTTGTGATGAGTTGAAAGTGGTTAAATAACGAGGGTAATCAAGGTAAGGCACAACATTCTTGGTAGAAATCTTAGCGTATTGTTCGGGTTGAAGAGAAAGGAAGTTGAAAAGAAGACGTGTATTCTCAAAACCGATTGGTTTAGAAGAGAAACCATCGGGAGCATCTGCCCAACCAAGTTGAACACTACTAATATAACCGACTAAAGAATTACCTCCAACAACAGAGTTATTCGCAGTAGAAAGAACACGACGGCAAGTGCTATCAATGTTGAGCACCATTGACATATTATTCACACCGACAAGACCAGCACTCATCTCGGGTTCGCAATTCACAAAAGGGGAAAGAGCAAGGAAAGGTTCAGTAAGAGAAACAGTCAAGAAAATCTTAAAGACGTTAGTTGTAGCAGTAGAAATAGGTGAATGGTCAGTATATACACCAGCAACGTAGCGGTCAATCTGTAAAAAGTCAAGAGAGAAAGCACCACGAGGTTCAAACGCTTCATCGTAAGAAGAGTTGTTGTAAGAAGCAAGAGGGTTAGCATTAGTAGCAGGGGCATCTTTATATTCTCCCCAGTGAGCATCACGAAGAGATGGTGTAAGAGAGTTATATCTGCTTAATACTTTGCGGTCGCTCATTACCATCAACATTGGTAAAACATCCTGTAAGTTGGTGGAAACAGAGACGTTGTTAATAGTTGCCTGAACGGTAGTCATCAAAGAGTTAAGAGGGAACGCCTGAAGTGCGTCAGTTAATCCGTATTGAAATACCTGAGCACCGATGGGAACGTTGGTAGCGGTAATCTGTAGGGAGACAGTTGAAGCACAGAGGACGTGTCTATCAATAACAATATTTTCGCTGGGTATCTGAACGTTAAATACAATAGATGAATTAGATGCGGAAACTGCTTGGAACTGCTGATAGGTGGATTGGGAAGCAGATGACTGAACTCCAAATACTTCTGTAGGTGTGATATCGGCAATACGAGCGTCTTCAATAAGAACGGTTCTGAAATCGGACATTATATATATACAATAAGAATATTTTATTTTGGAAAACTAAATAAATAAAATATTAAGTCAGGGAACTACCTTTCTAAAAGAAGATTGCTGAAGTCTCCTTCCGTTCCTTTTCTGGTAAATAAGATTTTGATAGTGGCGGTAGAACCAGAACCTAACCTAAATGGTATAAGGTCGCCAACTCTGTTTTTGTAATAAACTTCAATGTCTAAATTATATATTGGGGTATTTCCTACTAAATTAACAAGTCGGTATTGTGCGGAAGGGGCGAATGTGACTTGTGGTTTATACATTCCTTCGGAAGCAACAAAATCGGTAATAACCTGAGCGATGTTGGAGTTATTGCCTCCGCTCCTAAATTGATTGCCGTTCAAAAATAATAGTGGTGCCGAAATATTGTTGGGGACAATAGGTAAAGTGTTAGATGTAAATACAATAGAAGTAACGGGTGTCCAGAGAGCGATGGTGCTATATTCCTGAACTATTTGAAGAGCAGTGTAAGTAGGTGTAACAGGTGGATAGGGAACAATATTTGCTCCTCCAAATCCACTGGTAACAATCCTAACATTTCTTCCTAAAGTAATTGAGTTGAACCCAATGATACTTACTGGGAAACTGTTGAAGAGATTATACATTGATGGGTTAAAGAA